ACCAACTCTTCATCAGTAAATCCTTGTGAATATAAATGAACAACTGCAATCTTTGTTAATTCACTTGTTATAATTCTCTGTATTCTTTCAATGGTACGAGCGAATCTAACATCTTCAGCTGCCAATGTTGCTTTACTACCAAGACTTTCTTCATATCCAAGAAATGCCTTTGGGACACGAAGTGCTGCCAACAATCTATTTTTCAAATACTCTAAGTCATCTGTAGTTTCATATTGCATTCCTGGTAATGACTCAACTGACGTTCCACTATCTCCACCTCGAACTGGCATAAAGAAATCTTCTGTTAAGTTCTGTATGTTGAACTTCAAGTTATAGTCACCTGTTTTATCATCAATGAATGGTGTCTTCTTCATCTTGTTGATGATTCTTTGCATGTAATTATCAACTTCGTTTGGTGGTATGTTTCCAATATCAACTTTAAACACTCTCTTTTCTGGTGCTCTCATTACACGATGTATTAACATAGCGTCTTCCATCAATGTAACTTGTTTCCAAACTTTTCTAGCTCCCTCTAACATTGATTTACCATAAGGTAAAAGATTACTGTCACTCGATAATCTAAAATGTGCAATTTGAAAGTTTTCAAACTCAACTTTACCTACACCAGATTGAGCCTTATGTAAATATGGATGTGTTGATTCCATCGTTTCTAAATAAAATTTAGTATAGTATGGATTTTCAGGATCTTCTCCCTCAGCTCGAATGACTTCGTATGGAGAAAGAGGTATGACGTTTGTAACTCCATACTTATCACTTATATCTAAATGTAAAAAGAAATCACCATACTTAGTTAAATTCCTTACCCAAGGCCAGAGATTGAATTCAATATTCATAATATCATAAAATAAATTATGTAATATTGATTTGATGTTATCATTATCACTTTGAATTTCCAAAACTTGTCCGTATGGATTTTTCATAGTAGATTCATCTGAATAAATGTCAAGAGCACTTGATATAATAGAATCAGAATCCATTGTTTCGTAATCCTTAAATAACCCAAGTCTTGCAGCCATAACTTGATGTACAGTAGAATATCCTGAACTTATTAAGTCCAATCCACTATGCATTTTTGAATATCTATCCACAAGGTGACTTCTCACACCATGTTGTAATTTATCTGTATCAGCAATTTTTAATTTTTTACCACCAACGTTTCTAACTATAACGTTAGTACTAAACAATCGACTTAACCGACCAAATAATGTTTTATCAGCCATTTTTTACCTCACTTATAAGAGCCACTCTAAGGACTCTCTTTCTTTGTTAACTTCCATATCCCAATAATCAGATTTATTTTCTTCAGGTTTATAAACACCATCAACATCCATCATCCTATCAAGAGTCTTTTTTGTTAATTCAATTCCCTCAGTTCGTAATCTTAATGCAGTATCACGAACCCAAAGTCCAATTGCAAAAGACATCACGAGGTCATCATTGTATCCCCTCATCGCTTCTGCTCTATTATTTAAATAAATGAATGTGAATAATTCGTCCACCAATCTATTTGAACGAACCACTACAGATTCATCTCTAAAATATTCTTCAAGTTTAGCAATAATTAATGGCCTGGTTTTCATCGTTGTACTGAATCCAGCCACCATACTTTTATCACTACTTCTATATCGATTTGTCATCTGATGAGCAATATCGACATATTGTAAATCTTTACTTGTATAAAATAGATTAGGATATTCCCTATCTATTACTTGTTGTATCGTTGCCCAACCAATATTATTGTTTTCTATAATTAGTAAGGCATCATTATATTCTGTTGAAATACTCACTAACATATTACCAAAATCTTTTGTAGGTATTCTACCTTTATATTCTGCAACTTGTTCTACATTCTCTACATCAATTACATGGAATGCAGAATAGTCTGCTGAGTCACCACGTCCAACATCAGCACATACCACATAATTTTTAGTATAGTTTGGTGGTTTCCAAATCCACAAGTTACTATCCACTCCTCGTTTTTCTACAGGATCCTTAACCGTTTTGGTTTTACATTCTTCTAAAATTTGTGCATCAATAACTGAAGTACCAGAAGTGATAAAGTCACAATCACATTCTTGTGCTGCACTCTGCATACCCAATAAGTTATCTTGTTCGTCTCTCCAAGTTTGGTCTCTTTCAGGATGAACCGTCCAATGAAGTTTGATAAAGTTAAATAATCCTCGTCCTTCTTCGGCCTCTACCCAAGTTTTGTGAAACCAATTACCAACACCATTTGGTGTAGAAAGTGCAATACAACTACCACCAGTCGTTAATGTTTGTTGAGCTGCAGTCCATATATCATCAATCTTATCAATAAATGCTGCCTCATCCAATATCAACAATGATAGAGCTTCTGAACGAGCTGCTTCTGGTCCTGATGATACTGCCTTAACTTGAGAACCATTAACATACCGAAGATTCAACTTATTATCCTCAACACATTTTTGTTTCAACCAACTCGGTAAGTTTGCATGCATCACACGAATTTTTGTTACTAAATTCTTTGCAACATCTTGTTTTGTGGCAATCACAAGAACATTTTTATCTTGATAGAATGTCATCATCCACAAACTATATCCAGCAGTAACAGTCGATATACCAAGTTGTCTTGCCTTTAATATTATATTAAAACGATTATCTTGAAATTCATTTACAGTAGATTCTTGGAAATCATATAGACTAAATGGTATTTTACCTTTAATTGGATGTTGAATCATACAATACTTTTTCATAAAATATGCAGGATCTTTTGCACACTTCACATATTCAGTTTTGATTACTTCTTTTAGTGGTGTTGGATTAGTAGACATTATTGTACTATCTCACCAGCAAGCTTTACAGAAGTCGCGGTCATAATCACTCCATAAGTGAAATATAACCATTTATTCTCATACCAACTCGGTTTCACAAGTTTTACCTTTTTTTCTAATATTTCTGAACGTTCTTTCAATACTTCAATCGAAAGGTCTTTATTCGTAATTATTAGTGAATCTGTTTGTGCATTTTGTTCCAACAATTTGATAATCGATTCCAAGTCTTTAATAGTTTTAGTGTTTAAACTATCTTTTACCTGTAAATCAGTAATCTGTTTGGTAAAACCCAAAATTTCAGATTCAGTAAAAGTATACGTCTTTTCTTGTGAAAAAACTATTCCCGTGAATAATAATATTTTAATTAAATTCTTCATATATACATATATATCAGTTTATTTGGAAAACTTCTTCAAAAAGTTTACTGCTTCATCTACATCATCAATTTCAACTGCCTTTTGAGCCTTTTTTATCTCTGCCTTTGTAGATTTAACTTCTTTTTTCAGTTTTTCAACTTGTTTTTTGTTTACTCGTTTTTTTGACTCAAGTTCTTTAACCTTTTTCTCGGTTTGTTTAACTTCTTTGTCCTTTTGTTTGATTGCGTTATCAAGTTTTTTGATTTCTTCTTTCTTCTTACCAGAAGCTTTTGCACCAAGTCCTAAAATGGCTAAAAGACCACCAATAATACCTAATAATACTTTCCACACCTTTTTCATTTAATTTTCTCCTAAAAATGAAAGCCCTGCTCCATGAACAAGTTCTTCAAGATTAACTGTTTTACTACCATTTTCATCAATTGATTCATATTTGTTTAAATTCATTAACTTATCTATGATTCTATGATAAACTTCTAAAATGTTTTCAATTTCCTCATCGTGTCCAATCTTACGATGATACTCTTCTGCAACTTCTCCAAGAGTTGCAGTCATATCCATTAATTCAAATATAACATCTTCAGGTAGTATTAGTTTTCTTTTATTCGCTGATTTCATTTTCCAACTCCAATTCAAGTTTTCCAATATATTCTTTAGCCTCCGTGACAAGTTTATCAAAATTTTCTTGTCCCATTGACCATTCCTCTTTTTCGACACTTTTCTCATCAACTCCAACTTCATTGAAAAACTCAGCCTTACCACCTGTTTTTTCAAAGTCATCTATACTTTGTTTTAAATCTTTTAAGTATGCTTTTTTATTTTCTAATATTTTATTTTTTTCCCATTCTTCATACTCTCCACTTACACGAAGTTTATTTTCCATCTCAACTTGACAATCGAAACAATGTCCCATTATTCTCCAAAACTTATCATCAAGTCTTTTCTTCATTACCTTTTCACAATACGGACAAAACCACGGCATACTTGCCTCTTTCATAATATCAGATAGTCTATGTATCTTATCTCCGTGCTTTTCAGGTTCTTTACCACTATTATATCCAACCATTATCCGTTTTTCAGGTTCTCTGCCCGCTAAAAGGTCACCTAAAACTTTATTTTGTCGTTCTGCTTCTTTACTATAACTTGCCATAATTACTCCTATATTATATTATGGTGTATCAGTTGACCAAGTTGGATATGCTGTAGTATTTCCAGAAATGGCTCCAAATGTTCCGTGATTACCATTTCCTGAATGATCCGTAACAGTAGTTCCACTACCATTATTAAATTTCCAATATCCTACAAGACCACTTTCACTTTGTAAATCTGTTGGTGTTCCACTATTATATGCGTTTGAAACCCAAGTGGCATCTTTAGATGTATTAAAAATAGATACTTCATCAAGTTTACAAGCCCATCCATGCTGATATGCATTAGATACATTACGACCACCAAAATACATACCACCAGTTCCACCACCTGTATCTTCCCAATTGATGTTATCTGTATCACGAAGAACACCATTTACATATATTTTACGGTCAGCTCCAGAAGATGTATCTGTACGGTCATCATATGTTAGTACCATATGATACCACATATCTGTTCTTAGATTCCAATATGCACCAGATTCTTCTAACAATGATTCTTCTAATGGAGTGTCCATATTGACCCACGATGTTGTGGTTTTATTTTTACCAATAGCAAAGTAACTTTGACGCGCTCTATTGATACCAAAATTAAATCGTTCATTATTACTATGCCTTCTACCAAATGCAAACATAGTATTTCCTACTTCATCTGGTTTAACCCAATAAGAAACAGTACATCCCAAATTAAGGTTATAAGTATCAGGATTAAAATCAGTTGATACATAATCATAGGTTCTTGTAGCTACATCTGAATTTCCAGTAAATGATAATGAGTAATTTACAGATTCTTGTTTTTTTCCACCACCTCGTGATATTTTTCTATCTTCAACATTTCTTCGTATATATTCAGTAGTAGCATTATAAACACTTTTAGCTACACTTTCATTTATTTCATACAAATATCTATTCTCTGGTATGGTTAACCAACCTGTCCAAGTTAATTTTTGATTAGCTTGTTTTTTTCTTCCAATGGTTGTTAACATAGATATTATCTTTGTATCTACAACGTTTATTTCACCAAGAATTGTTTTAATGTTACCTTTATATTTTGATGATAAAGTAACTTTATTTTCTAACCAGCCTGATTTCTTTAATTCTTCTAAAATATCAAATTTCTCGTTTTCTAATATAGAAATTTGATTTTTTAATTCAAGTATTTCTTCCTCTAAATTTTCAATAATCCCATCTCTATCGTGAATATGATTTTCCAATTTTTCAACAGGGGCAAATAAATCTTGAGAAAATGAAGTTGGAATTACATTTTCATTAATACTCGATATCTTGGATGATTCATCCATTGTACCTAATGCTGATTTTATTTCTTCTATAGAAGGCATCTATTCATTCCTATCCAAATTTTAAACTACCAAGTATTTGATTAATTGGTGCAAATGCTCCTGTAAATTTGTAAATTTTACCTTTATACTTAAACACCACACCTTCACTTGGAACAACTGCATCTAATCCTCCAATTGCCTGTAGTTTCTCTATTTGTAATTTTAATTTTTTTAATTTATCTACATTACCACCACGTTTCAAATCACTTAAAGCTTTGGTAACTTCTTTTCTAATCTTTTGTGTAGCC